GTGCTGACCCGGACGTTATTCTGATGGGTTATGACCAGTTTGACCGTCTTTCCTCTCTGTTGCAGGCCCAGCAACGGTACTTGGACTGGGGTGAGTTCGTGGTAAAGGTGGGCGATGAGTCCACTCTCCCAGGTTCACATGCTGGTTTCCAGGTAGCTACCTATAGGGGCATCCCCGTCATAGTGGATCCTGATGCTCAGGGTTCATACACTGCCGCTGATGCTAATCTTGGTAGCAACGTATATATCATGGATACTAGGTACATGGAAGTCGCTATCGCTGCTCCAACGCAGTATATTGACAACCGTGACTTCTTCCAAGCTAATGCGTTTGTCCTGCGTGGACTCTTCTACACCATTGGTGAGTTGAGGGCTTTGCGTTTGGACACCAATTCTAAGATTACTGACCTGAACGCCTAATTTAGGTTTTTAAGTTAGTTGCTACATGGGGGAGTTTGCTGCAAAGCTGCTCCCCTGTGATTCTATCTTTTGTATTTATAAAATTGAAAATTTTTCTTGCTGGAAGTAAGAGGGTAACCTCTGAGGGTGGGATTGGTGGAATCCAGTAAGAGGAGCGTAAAATGGCTGTTACTTGGACTACGACTATAATTCATGAAACTGTTTTTGGTAACAAGAGAGTTGTTACTGCGGATATAGAAGCTACTGGCACGAGCACTGTCACAGCGGTGGGAGATGCTTATGCTCCATCTGCTTTGGGCCTTAGAGGTTTTGATATCGTTATGATGAGTGGATTCTCTCTTAGTAATACGGGAGGGGCTACTCAAACAGCGGCACAGTCTGTGACTGCTGCTGATACAGGATATTTCCCTGTATATAACTATACTCAAGAGACAATATCTACCCATCATTTGGGACCAGCTGATTTGTCTTCGGTGGGACCAAGTGTTGTTGCTACTGGTGTGAATATAACTGGTGCCAAGATAAGGATTATGGCAGTCGGTTATTAGTTTTACAACTTAATTGTTTTTAGGGTAGTACGAGACAGCTCGGCTATCTATCTAGTGAATAGTTTTCCATTAGAAGGGTAGTCTATACTGGCTACCCTTTTTTATATGGGAGAGTATATGTTAGGTAGATTACTAATGGGCATTAGAATTGGAATCGCTGTTTCTAAGCGATTAAAAACAAATACACATCGAAAAGCATTAATGGCTGTCCTTTTAGATGCTTTTGGTGATGGTAAGATGACTGAGCATGAGTGGTTTATAGTGGGTGGTAAATTAGGTGTATTTGATGTTGAGGATTAAATGAGTTTATTGAGTCGTTTAGCATCATATTTTAATTTGCGAGTTAAACGTCAAAATATTGGTAAGTATAATTTTGGGGCTGTCCATTTTGATAATTATAAATTGCCAATAGTGGGTTTTAAGCACCCACATTTAGGACAACCTAAACTTTTTTATGTAGACGAGTCTACATTATCTAAGCTTTCGGGAAGTGATGATGGCAGCACCTAAGCTAAGAACGCAAATAGAGTTAGAGCAACCGCTACCTATTTTTCAGGGCTTCACTAAAACTACTGCTGATGCCAATGCATTGACAGTTTTAGATGTGGCTACGGTTACTGAAGAGGCTAACCGTATTACTTTTGTAGTGGAATTAGGTGATTTGTATATAAATTTTGGTAGTGCTGCGACTAGTGATGGTACATCTATGTTAGTACCGGCAGGAACTGGATATTCAGAAGATAATATTAGAATTACTGGAATCATATCGGTGATGAGAGTTGGTACTACGAATGGACGTATTCGTGGCGGAGTTTGGTGTCGTTAATGTCTATTCAATCTGGTGGTCATAATTTACGATCCTTCATTGAGCTAGATCAACCTTATGATGCTTTTAAGCCTTTTTCGTTTACTACATCTAGTGCCGATTCTGAGACAGTTTTGACCGTTTCTAGTTTTATGACTGAAGCCAATAAAATAACTTTGATAGTAGATAAAGCTGATTTATATATAACTTTTAATGGAACGGCTACTACAGATGGAACTTCTATGTTGGTTCCTGCTGGAACTGGATATACAGATGAAGGTATACAAATAACTGGAGCTATTTCTGTAATTCGTTCTGATCAATCTAATGGAAGAATAATTGGTGCCATATGGGGCAGAGATCAATCTATTTCCAGAGAGCTTTCTGACGTATAGTTATGTTAATTACGGAGTAATAATATGCCTATAGACCGAGGATTTGAGTATCGATTTTCTGAGCATGAGTGGAGAACTGTTCGGGAGTCTGTTGGCACTTTATCTAAATTCATACCCATTAATAAAACTTTAGCTTCTGCTAATACAGCTGAAGATTTAATTAATTTGGCTGATCGTGATGATCCAGCGATGAATTTGATTACAAATCCTAGTATGGAGTTGGGTACACCTCCTACGGGATGGACGGCTAGTGGGTCAACGATGACTCGTCAGACTACTACGCCTCGTACTGGTACGTATAGTATGCGTTGCGTAGCTGCTAATGCTGCTGCTTATGAAGGGGCATATTATAGAATGACTAATCTTCCACGCGGTTGGTACGCATGTTCTTCTTATGTGCGTAGAAGTGGAGGTGGAACGGTGATTGGACGGGCTACCAGTGATGGCGGTGATACGTTTAGTGATGGTCCACAAGTTACTATGGCTAATGACTGGACTGGTAGAGTAACGGTTTTACACCAGGTTACTACTGATAATGCTACTTTAGACTTTTACGTAGTCACAAATTCTACTCAGAATATTACTTTCTTAGTAGATGACGCCCAAGTAGAGCCTTCATGGGCTTATGTTATGGGTATGGCTGGTGGAACTAATGATCCTAATCCTCCTACGGCTAGGGTAACTCTATTTGTAGATCCCAATTTACATAGATTTGCTCGTTGGATGGGTACTACTGATGCGTCAGTATCGGTTCGAGAGCCTATGATTAGTGAAATTCATGATATTTATTTATATTCGTTAACTAATGATTCAGTCATTGATTTTAATCGGACGGCTACGAATACCGGAGCGGCTGCGGGTTTTGTTTTGAAAGCTGGTGTTGCTAACGCCATTAATCTACGACATATAATCAAAGGAAGTATTAGCTTTAGAAATAATACAAACGGTGAAACCTGTGTTGTGGTTGGTTATGTGAGGGGAAATTAGTTGGAGTTTAGGCTGTAGGAGCATAGAATTTAATACAGTCTGAGGATAAAATATAGTTATGGGCTTGTTTAACGTCTACACGGTATCCAATGCCTACCGATCAGACTATTTTCAGTACTTATCGGAGCAATGGGCAACTGATGATAATGAGTTTACTGGTATGTGGAACCGGGATGTAACCGGCTCTGCTACTATTCTTCGTGTAAATACCGATACGGATATGCCGAAAGTGTCATTGACGGTTCCGGCATCTGGAACTGCTCGTTTGCGATCACTTTATACTTTTAGAGCAACACCTGGTAAATTTTCAAATACGACTAATACCACCATGGTTCGTGGTGTATTTGTTGAATTTGAGGCTAAGTTTACTGACGTTGCTAATATTAATAATACTAGCTTTTTTATGGGTTTAAATTCTTCGACTACTGGGGTTAGAACTACTGCGGATATTGTAGGGTTTGGCCTTAGTAGTGATGCAATTCAAACTGTTACCGATAGCTCAGGAACTGAGACAGTTAATGCTCCATCCAGCATTACGCTAACCAATAGAAATCTTTATAAAATTGGTATTACGCCCGGTCAGGTTGAATTTTGGATTAATGGAAACATTGTAGCTACTCATACTACTAATTTACCAGATATTCTTCCATTTCTTATGTTTTACTCTGCTAGTGAGGCTGGTGGAAGTTCCGTGCTAGATGTTGGTTATTGTCATGTTTTCTACCGTGGATTTGATGATCAGAGGGCGTTTTAATGCCAGTCGAACTTAGACAATTATATCCTCAACGAGTTTATGAGTTTGGTGATAGTGAATCTTCTTTAGCTATTGCTCATACAGCTGCGGGACCAGCTTTAGATGTTCAGACCTCTCGTGATAATGCTTCTAATCAAGTAGCTATATTTCGTGGCGGTAATCGTACTACGGCGGCTGATGGTGATGCTGCTTACATAAGCTATACTTTAGAAGATTCAGGTGGTAATCAAGCTGAATTTGCTCGTATGGCTTGGACGGCCAATGATGTTACTGCCAGTACCAAGGATTCTAAAGTAGTTTGGTCAGTTCAAACGGGCAATACTCTTACTGATGTGTGGGAAGTCAGTTCTTCTACGTCAGGTGCGGTAACTACTAGTTTTCAAACTGGTGAAATTGTCTTACCTGACAATGTTTCCCTACAATTGGGAAATAGTGGTGCGGATACAGATTTATCATCCAATGGAACTGATATAAAATGGATTGTTCCATCTACAGCCGATGTAATTATTGGAAGAACTGGCGCTCCCAGCCCAGATACTTTGGTTCATTTGTGGACAGCTTCCGCTGGTTCAGTGAACGCTGTTACGGGAACTTTATTAACTATAGAAAGTGATGGCAATGCTTTTGTTAATTTTCTAGCTCCAACTGCTGGTGGTAATGTATT